CAACAAAAAAGATAGCTTTGGATACGTATCACAGCTTGTAGGTTACGCAGAAGCCGCAGGAAAGGATGTAGGTGGTTGGTGGGTAGTCAACAAAGGGAACGGTGAGTTCAAGTATGTAGACGCATCTGAGGTAGACAAGGAAGCTGTACTAGAAGGTATCCAAGCTACTGTAGATTACATTGAGAATGATGAACCCTTCAAGCGTTGTTATGATCCAATACCTGAGACATATTTTAAGAAGCCTAGTGGTAACTTAGTACTAGATAAAGATACTTGTGGCTGGTGTGATTTTAAACACAAGTGTTGGGATCTACAGGAATTACCTTCGCGTGTGTATAAGGGTAAGAACGAACCCCCTATGGTAGAGTACGTACACATAGGAGATGGGCGTGGTTCGTAAACACAATAGAAGAAACTATCGTAGTGGCCTTGAACTAGAGGCCGCTACATTCTTAGAGACACGTCAGAAGATTGTATCCTATGAAAAGCTAAAGATAGAGTGGGAAGATTTAAAGTATCGCACCTATACACCAGACTTCGAACTGGACAATGGTATTATAATTGAGACCAAAGGGTTATTCAGTTCTGGAGACCGTCGTAAACACGTAGAAATACATAAGCAACATCCTAAGCTAGACATACGCTTTGTATTCAGTAACGCAAACTCTAAGCTATACAAGGGTGCTAAGAGTAGATACTGTGATTGGTGTGAGAAGAATGGCTTTAAGTGGGCGCACAGAGTAATACCTGAGGGCTGGCTACTAGAGAAGGGTAAGCGTATGAAAGAGCAACGTGTCAAAGTAAAGAGGAGATTGTAATGAGCTACGAAGTAAAGCCTGGAGACATCGCTATTATACTACACCCTGTTACTAGAGAAGGTGAGTGGACAGGTCACATCAAGACAGGTTTAATATTTGGTGAAGCTGAAACACATGAAGGTATGAGGGCAGCACTGGAAGAAGCTCTTACTATGGCAGCAGCACAGAAGTTTTTAGATATATATCCTGAGGCATGGGAAGATTTTGTAGATATACGAGGTGAGCTTTTACAGGAGATGTTCCCAGAACAATATGCAGAAGCTCTGATTGAAACAGATGAGGGTTACAGTGTAGAGGATAATGTTATATTACTAAACCGATGGACTAAGACTAAGGGTAACGCATGAAAAAGTTTAATATTACATTTGTAGCTAAGGTAGACGACAACAATAATATACTATCATCTAGTAATGATAGCCATGAGAAAGATGTACACGATCTAATAACAGATGTTATATATGACGTGGATGATATGAGTATAGAAAATTTAAACGTTAAGGAGAGAAAATGATTGCTAGAGAAGACATAGAAGCAATAAACAATCTGATTGACTCAACACCTACAGAGTATTCTGATTTTGTTGAGAGCATGATTGTAACAAAGCCTGAGGATAGGCTAATGGAAAACCTATTAGGTTTGTGTGAGGAAGTAGGAGAGCTACATGGTAAGATAAAGCGTGTTCTGCGTGATGATACTAATGATGAAGAGGGTATTCTCAAGGAATGTGGTGACGTATTGTTTTATACAGTTGCTATAGCTAACTACTTTGATAGTAATCTACAGGATATAATACAGAGGAATATGTATAAACTAAACAGCCGCGCTGCACGTGGTGTTATAAAAGGATCAGGAGATAATAGATGAGTAACCAACTACCAACAGACTATCAAGCATTTATACACAAGTCACGCTACGCTAAATACTTTGATGGCAAAGGGCGTGAATCTTGGGGAGAAACAGTGGAACGCTACATGGATAATGTAGTTCGTAAGGCACTTAATCTTGGCGTAGTTCCAGCCGATAGTTTATTTGCTGATACAGATGTAATGAACCTTGAACAGGCTATACTGGGTCAGGAAATAATGCCTAGTATGAGAGCGATGATGACAGCTGGTCCTGCTTTAGATCGTGATAATACAGCAGGATATAATTGTAGTTACTTACCCGTAGATGACCCTAAGTCCTTCGATGAAGCTATGTATATCCTTCTCTGTGGTACGGGTGTTGGCTTCTCTGTCGAGAGACAGTTCATCAAAAAGTTGCCAGAAGTTCCTGATCTTTTCGACAGTGAGTCTATCGTCGTCGTTAAGGACAGCAAAGAAGGTTGGGCTAAGGGTTTCCGTCAAGTTCTAGCACTCCTATGGGCTGGTGAAATACCTAAGTGGGATGTGTCTCAGGTTCGTCCTGCAGGTGCAAGACTTAAAACGTTTGGCGGTAGAGCATCAGGACCAGCGCCGTTAGTAGAACTGTTTAACTTTGCTGTAGCTACTTTCAAGGGCGCACAAGGACGTAAGCTTAGCTCTATGGAATGTCACGACCTTATGTGTTTCATAGGTCAGATAGTTGTTGTAGGTGGTGTACGCCGTAGTGCTATGATTTCATTGAGTAATTTATCTGATGATCGTATGCGTCACGCTAAGTCAGGACAGTGGTGGGAAACTGCAGGGCATAGAGCACTAGCTAATAACTCTGTAGCATACAGTGAGAAGCCAGATATGGAAACATTTATGCGTGAATGGTTGTCTCTGGTTGAGTCTAAGTCTGGTGAGCGTGGTATCTTTAACAGACAAGCATCTAAGGTACAAGCCGCTAAGAATGGTAGACGTGATCCTAACTATGAGTTCGGCTGCAACCCGTGCAGCGAGATAATATTACGCCCTTACCAATTCTGTAACTTAACGGAGTGTGTAGTACGTGCTACTGATACACTAGAAGATCTTGAGCGTAAGGTTAGACTCGCTACTATCTTAGGTACAATACAATCAATGCTGATTAAGTTTCCTTACCTACGTAAAGTATGGCAAAACAATACAGCAGAAGAGAGATTGCTTGGCGTATCTATGACAGGTATCATGGACAACCCATTAATGACACAGAAGAACAAGGGTCTGAAGAAGACACTAGAGCACCTACGTTCTGTTGCTGTAGAAACTAATAGGGATTGGGCTAACCTACTAGGTATACCTGCTAGTACTGCTATCAGCTGCGTAAAACCAAGTGGCACGGTTTCACAGCTTGTAGATAGCGCCAGTGGAATCCATGCGAGACACAGCCCTTACTATATTCGTACTGTACGTGGTGACATTAAAGACCCTCTAACACAGTTTATGATTGATAGAGGTGTACCTAATGAGCCGTGCGTTATGAAGCCTGACTCTACAGTTGTGTTTAGCTTCCCAGTTAAGTCACCAGAGAAAGCAGTTACACGTAATGATATGACTGCTGTAGAGCAACTAGATCTATGGCTTACATATCAACGGCATTGGTGTGAGCATAAGCCATCTGTTACTATAACAGTACGTGATGAAGAGTGGATGGATGTTGGTGCATTTGTGTACAAACACTTTGATGAGATGTCAGGTGTGTCATTTTTGCCACACTCAGATCACTCATACCAGCAAGCACCTTATCAAGAGATAGATAAAAAAGCATACAAAGCACTACTCTCAGAGATGCCTACAAGTATTGATTGGTCAGAGTTGTCAGACTACGAGAGTGAAGATAACACAGTGTCTATGCAAACAATGGCTTGCTCTGGAGACTCTTGTGAAATTGTAGACCTAGTATAAGCTATGTATATAGTACTAGGAACAAGTAAGTGTGGGTTCTGTAACAAAGCAAAGAACTTACTAGAGGAGAAAGGCATAGCGTTTATGCCTTACTCTGTTGATACAGTTAGTAGTAGGTGGTTGTTGACATTGATGCGACAGGCAGGTATGAATACTGTACCCCAAATCTGGGACAATGAAGGTCACCATGTTGGTGGCTACAACGAACTAAAGGAACGATTAAATGATTGAAGTTTTAGTAATGTTTTTTGTAGGCATTGCAGCTATTGAAGTAGCTAGTGATGTAGGTAGTTCTACTTATGATTATGTAGAACCTAAGGTAACACAAGGAGTAGATTACGTCAAAGATAAGTTTGACTCTGAAGGACAAGAATAGTGTATGTCCTTGTGTTAATAGCATATATGATGGGTGAGGAGCCAACAATAAGAGCCTCACCTATTCTATATGACACATATGATAGCTGTATTGATGGTGCAGCACGTGCAATGACAAGCGTATACACATACCTACCAGAAGAACTTACTGAAAAAGTTTTTATATTACCTATGTGTAATGCTATACCAGAGGATACATGATGCAGTTAAAGTTTAACTTGTTTGAGGATATGGAAAGAGAAGATACACCTACTGACGTTAGAGATAAACAATGTACAGTTTGTGAAGAAGTATTTCCAGAAACAGAAAAACATTTTTATATAGCATATTCTTATGTATCAAAGGATGGTACTTCTAATAAGCATCTTCATAATAAGTGTAAAGCCTGTTCTATTAAAGCTGAGGCTATACAAAGAAGTCTTAAGAAAATATATGGACACAAGGCTTTTGGTAAGTGCGAATGTTGTGGTGTAGATTCTAAAGAACTTAAAGGTCAGAAGCTACACTTAGATCACTGCCATAAGACAGGCGAGTATAGAGGGCATCTATGT